ACAGACACGGTGACGTAATCATCAAGGTAGAGCGGCGCGTAAGCACCCGACACCGCCGCACCATCGACGGCGCCGGTGGACTGCACGACCGGGTAAAACCAGCCGTCGGTAACAGAGTTGGCCTTGGACGTCAGCGTTTGTGTGGGGGCTTGCGTGGTTGCCACCGTCACGTCGGACGTAACCGCGCCTGTACTGTGGTTGAGATGGATAGCCAGCAGCTTCCCATTGATGGGGACGCTGCTCGCACCCGTACCCGTGGCCGAACCGTCCGAGCCGCTACAAACGATCTGCGGAATGGTGTATCGACGAATCACCACACCACCCCTTTTAGCCGTAGTTCCCAACGGTGAGTGCTGCGGACACACTCGGAGCCCCGCCATGGAGTGGCACTGCGCAGACGTAGAATGCAGTCTTGGCCGTGTCCGTGATCGACAGGACAAAGGTCCCGTCGGCCTTGGTTTGAGCGATGAACGCCTTCTTGGCCGTGATCGCGCCGAAGTCCGTTCCATTGCCCGATGAGGCTGTGACCGCGCCGGATGCAGTGGTACCGGTCAGCCCGATACCCGTTGCAGCGTCGCACAGGTAGCAGAGGAAGATGCAGGCCCGTGCCATGGCGGCCCCGGCAGCATCCGTAGCTTGGATGGTAACCAGTGAGATGTTCGCGGCACCGGCCGCGGGCGTAAACGAAAACGACGCGGGCAGGTCATCGTTCAGGTTGACCTCTCCCGCAGTTGCGGTCACGGCCGCCCCGGCAAGTTTGAGAAGCGTTGCGTCAACGCCTGAGAAGTGCGTGTATCCCATGAATCCCTACTTTCGCATCGGACCAAGGGCGCCCGGAGTCGCCCTCAGCTAGTTAGGCCAGTCCGAGTTAGGCGGCGCACCCGGCGATCCAGCGCCAATCCCGCCAGCCATAGCTGTACCTGAAGCGCGTAATCCAGGTGGCAAAGATCGTGTCGTCTTCGTTCTTGCGCGTGATAGACGGCTCCACCCGGCTGTACCAGAGGAGCGACTGTTTCATCATGGCCGAATCGATCAAGAACCACGTGGTCGCACTCGTCAATCGCGGCCACACGACAGAACGGAAGCGCCCATACTGCGGGTTGATGTCGTTGTCGGCCGATCCGGTAATACCGGTGGAACCTACGATGGTCTTAGCCGTGTTATCCAAAGCGAGCGGCACCAAGAGCAGGTCCGGAACGCAACTAATGTTGTTACCGGCATCGTCCGTGAAGCTCATCATCGCCTGCCGCACCGTCTCCACGTTGTCCGCCGTCAGCGCCGTACCTGTGAAGAGATTATCTTGCGTCGCCGCCGACTTCGCCGGGCTGTTCGGGTGGCTGTTGTCGCACAACGGCTTCCCGTCGCCACCAAGCACCGTCGCCGTGGCATAGGAGTTGAAGAGCGACGCGGCGTCCGCCTCGATCTTGTTTGCTACGCTGCGGCCCAGCTCCTGAGCCATGTTGAGGATCTGCGAATGCCGGTTGTCTTCCCACAGCGTCCGGTCAATGCGTATCTGCCCGGGAAAGAGCTTGTGCGTGAAGGTGGTCTTGTATCCTTGGTCGAACGACATGCTGGGCACGGTGCCGGACTTCTGGTAGGTGTCCCATACCTCCGGCGCGATGCCACCGAAGCCGACCGTATACTCGCTATCGACCTCAGAGGGAATGACGTTGAAGAACGTCTCCCGCATGCGGGGGAGACCGTTGTATCCGACCGAGAAGAACTGCCCGATGGATGGATCGAGGGCGTATGCCCATTGGCCTTTAGTCGCTGCCATTTAGGTCACCCCCTCTAGTTGGTGAAGTGCTCGCCGTGGGCGATCATCACAAGCGTCTCTTCGGTCGCTGTGCTGTTCGCCACAACCTGCACATCATGGTTGCTGTCAGTAGTGACGGACATAGCGCCGGTTGTGCCGGCGATGTCCAGTTGCGCCCCAATAACACGGGCGTTCGCGTCGTAGACGCCGTACACCGCGTCCGAGTCGGTGATCACTTCGTAGATGGTGGTCGAATCCGTGCCTGCCTTAGTCTCAAGCACAATCCCAACCAGCGCGGCGTCGTTGGTGGCCGCTAGGTCGATCTCGCCGCTCTCCAGGTTCACGAGGTCGCCCTTAGTCAGCGTTTCCGTGTCCTTGATCACGAGGTTCTGTATGGTTGGCTGCCCGCCCGAGAGGCGGTAGCGGAATCGGAAACCAGCCGAGGTATCGGCCATTTCTTTCATCCTCCTTCGTGTTTAGTCATCTTGCGTGGTCGCGTCGCGGAGCGCCGCGTATTCCTCCGGGGTCATGCCCGCAGCCCGTGCCGCGCGCATCTCGTTCTCGTCCAGCTTGATAGGCTTTGCGCGACCGCCGCCTCCCGCGCCACCGTCCATCTTCGGCGCTGGAGTCCGTCCCGCCAGAGGGATACGTCCCTCGTCAAGCAGGGCCTGGACAGATTCCGCCACTCCGAGCACCCGGATACCGTCGTCTGAGAGCATCACGCCCTCACGGCTAGCCAGTAGATACACGTCTTCCGGATGCGTCGCGCCCGCCTTGGCGGCCTCCGCCACGTAGGCGGCGCGTATCAGGGTTTCGTCGGCGCGTGCCTGTGCCGTCGCTAGAGCTTGCTCTGCGGCCTCGGCTCGTGCCTGGAGCTTCTGCTGCTCGGTCATCTCGGCCGTGCGGCGGGCCTGCTCCTCGGCTTCCAAGGCATCCAGGCGTTTGCGACGGTCGGCGGCCTCTTTGTTCGCCGCCTTCAGTGCTGCCCGGATCCTCTCGTTCTCCGCCTGTAGGGTCTCGACGGTTGCCTCATTGCCCGGATATTCGGTGGGGTCAGGGGTTGGTGTGCCTTCCGATTCGTCAGCCATCTCGGCTCGCTCCTATCCGTGGGCATCGCGCCCGGTGTTCGGTTATGAAACAGCGCCCTAACGGCGCTTGGTTCATCGGTGTATGCCGCGAGAACGTATCAGGGGCCTTTCGCCATTTCCTGCAGTGGCCTTACCCCGATATTGGCGCCCCACGTCGGATGCTCGGTGTGCCGCACGATGTCCTGAAAGTCCAGCTGCCCAGCCTGCCACAGGTCATAGCGTCCCGCGCCCAAGATGCCGCGCTGTACGTCCGGGTCTTGCGTGAGCAGCCACTCTTCCCCCGCGAGCCACTCCCGGGGTTCGTCGCCTATAAGCACGGGCACCTGCCCGCAGCGGCCTTGCACGTGGTCGGGAATCATCGCATCGGCCGGATATACCCTGCCTTCGTCGGCCAAGCACGCCGCGCATACCCGGCCGTCATGGGCACATAGGCGCTGTATCCCCGAGACCACCCCTGAATCCCGGTATTGCGTCGCCTGTGCCGTCCGGTATACCCGCAGCTGTTCCGTACGGGCGATCTGCAGCGCTTTGTTCAGCCCCGCGGATAGATCGTCCTGCATCAATCGCGCCGTCTTGCGCGGGTTCCAGCCCTGAGCGGCGGAAGACACCAGCGTGGTCGAAAGTCGCTCGAACGCACCGGGGAGTACCTGCGCCCCGTCCTTCACCATCCGCCGGCGCAGCAGGTCGCCTAGCGGCCCCCCGTCGCCCGCCTTCCCGGCCAGCTCACCTACCATCATCTCTACCGCGTCGGGACTCATGCGCGCAAAACGCATATCCATTCCGTCGCCTGCCAGGTCGATAGCCGCATATGCGTGCTCTACCCCGAGCTGACCCAGGGACAATTGGCGCTCAGTGATAAGCCCGTCGGCATACCGCGCGTAGCGCTCGAATTCCTGCCCGGCTTGGTCCAGCAGTTTGCGCCAACGGCTGAGGCGGTACAGCTTGCCGATGTTGATGGGCTTCCCGGCGCGGGTGAGCGCGTCGATCTCCTGCACCAGGGCTGCTATTTGGCCCTCTAGCGCCCGTTCCACCTCAAGCCAGCGCCGCGCCATCTCGCGCATCTGCGCTTTTTCTTCGGCGAGTAGCCCCGCCTTGAACCCGCGCACGGCTGCGACTACGGCCGGCTCAGCCATCAACGCCCTGGTCAAACGACCGCTCCTGCGCGAGGAAGCCCGCCGCTAAGTTGCCCACGCTCCGGGTTTGCTCGGCATCGGCCATCGACTGCATGCGCTCGATGGTGTCCGCGTCGTATCCCATCTCCGACCAGATCTGCTCTTGCGGGACGCCTAGCGCCTGCTTCAGGTGCAACCCCTGGAGATGTTCAAACTCGTTTCGCGTCTCAGGGTCTCGCCACGTGATACCGATTGGCGCGGCTTCGTCCAGTTTGTAGCCGTCGCCAAACGTGTTTGCCAGCCGCCGCGCCAGCTTCATAGCCTCGATCCAGCGTGCGCCAAAGAACAGCTGCCGGTTGCGCGCCTTGGCGATTAGTCCTGCCTCTTGCTGCTTCTGCGTGCCCTCCGCCTGTACTTGCCCGGTAATCTGGAAGTATGACAGCGGCGTACGGGACACGCGGGCTATGTCTTGCGCGATGGAGTCCTTTAGCTCGATGAGCTTCGCGAGATCTTCGCCCGGAATGGCCCCGATCTTCGCGTCCGGCGCCTCGGAATATATCCAGCTACCCGGCGCGATGGTGACGTCCGAGGGGTCGCCACCGGTCATCGTGTAGACGCGGAAGCCCGTGGTGTCCGCCGCCGCTATGAGGTCGATTACGCTCTTGTTCAGCGCGTTTACCAGGGGTATGACATCCTCGATCTCTGACTGGCCGTATGAATAGCCCTGGTCCTTGTTGCGGAAGTGCATGAGTGGCACGCCGAAACCTACGCCCGCGTTATCGGTCCAGCTGAACTCAGATTCCCCATCGCCGTCCGACCACGGCGCCCACGTGGATACAAGCGCACCGCCAAACAGCTGAGCCACGAACTTTTCGACCCGGTCGGGGTAGTAGACGTTCATTCGCGCGAGTGTACCCGCGTCCGGCCCCTGATCTAGCGTCCAGCGCTTGAGCCCCCGTATGGGTGTTCCCGAACGGTCCTCTTCGCTGTAGACGACCGTGACGCCCTCGCCCCCGTCGAAGGCGGGTTCCACGCTAAATCGCGGCCGGTTCTGCTCTTGGTCCCATTCGACCAGCAAGAACGCATCACCGTCGCGGATAGCCGACAAATGGCACACGGTCTGCTTGGCATCCATGCCATCCGCAGACCACCATTCCCACAGGGTGTCATCCTGGCCCTCGCACTGGAACCCGGTCACTTCCAGCTTATCGGCGAGCGAATCCACCACCAGCGGGCACAGGTTGGTCTGAAAACGGACGTCGGTTCCGACTTCGAGGAACCGGCGCTGCCGGTCCGTCAGCTGCGTGGGATGGTCGCCGTCGTAGTAGTCGCGAAACGTCCGGTAACGCTCCTCGCGGGCTTCGACCAGGGACACCAGCCATTGCAGATAGGAGAGCCGCAGATCGGTGGCTAGATCAGGCATGGTCTATTCCGTCTACCTCCTACGCGTACTTGACGGCACCGGGTTTCTTGCGCTCCGGCTCTAGCATCAGTTCCGATAGCGCCCACACGCAAGCATCGAGCCTATCGGGAGACTCCATCCCCGGTTCCCATTGGCACAATTCGTCTTCCAGCGCCGGGAAAGAGCCCACATGGTAGATGCGCCCCTGCT